AGATTTCAAGTTATTCGGGAATGGTTTCTTTCTATTGGAACCATAACGAATTCAGGAACTACTTCTCCACCAGTTGCATTTTTAAATGACTATGTTGAACTTGATCATCGAACTACTTATAATAGCACAGCGGGGAGTATTCCCAATGTTTCTAAAGGAGCTTTATATCTTGTATATGATTGTCAAACTGCAAATTGTGTTCTAGACTTTGTTCTTCCTATTTATTGGAAAGATGATTAAATAATTTACACCACTACAATACTGACAAGAGAACATGGCCCAAGCTGGCTGTTCAGGCGCAGCCTGTTGCCAGCGACGCCCATGTGCGGTCTAAGCCACTACTAATCGGTTGTCTCACACTATGTCGGATATGTATTAAATAAATGCCACTTCTATTCGGACACGTTCGCCTGAGCTCAAAGGCGGGATACGTCTCTTTAGTATCCTCGCAACACCTCTATACGGACACGTTCGCCCAGGGGGTCCTTGGGGGGGGAACCCCCCAAAGTGTCAACAAAATCTTTGATTTTAGACACCACTAAAAATAGAAATCAAAACTATTTTTCTTACGCTAGTCGTATAAATATCTAACATGACTACCTGTCAAAAATATCTAGCTAGGGGACACGTGACTCTGGTTGATTACGGGGATAAAAAGGGTCACACTGGGGCGTCTAATATTACTAACGCCCCTCCGTGACCCGCGTGACCCTAAGCTAATGGACTCTAAAATCACCCCTCTTAAAAGGAATACCTTCACCTCCTATCAAAAGGAGCATGAGCCACTACATGCGACCTTACATCAAGAGATGTACTCCCCCTCAGAGGAATTCGATACCGCTGGTCTTCTATGCCTCGAGGGTCCTGTCTCTTCTGAGGATGAGACTCTGGAAAAGGGCACCTTGACAGAGAAGCCGAAGAAGATCCCAGGAAACACCAAAGGAGTCAAAAAATCCAAGGGCAAGAATAAGCCCAATGGATTTAGACTCTATGGGAAGAATTTTATTCTGACATTTCCGCAATGCGACCGCAAGAAGGAAGAAGCCGCCCAACAAATCGAAACCAACTTTCGTGAAGAACTTAAAGGATATGTGGTATGTGAAGAGAACCATAAAGATGGGACTCCACATTTGCACGTATTCTTGTCATTCGAAACTAGAAGACAATTCAAAAAATCTGATTGCTTCGACTTCATAGGGGGCAAGCATGGTAATTACAAGGTAGCCAACAGCGTAAGAGGATCAGTTGAGTATGTGACTAAGGCAGGCAATTACCTAGCAAAAGGATTGGACGTTGAGTCGATCAAGGCTAAGAAAGCTCAGAAGAACACGGAAATTGCAAAGATGCTCATGGATGGAAAGAACCTGGCTGAGATAAACGAACATGAACCTGGTTATGTGATGATTAATAAGAAAAAGTTGGAAGAATACGGTACGTGGGTTCGTACTCTAAAGGCTAGAAAAGACAAGATAGAGTACCAACCACCCACGCTCGATGGTCTTAACACTGAGGATCTTCAGATCGCGAAGTGGATAATGGAGAACATCAAATCATCGCGCCAGTTCAAGCAACAGCAGTTGTTCATCAGTGGGGAGAGGAATCGTGGGAAGACTTCGTTGATCGAATACTTGGAGAGATCACTGTCTGTGTATCATATTCCGCACACGGAAGATTTCTACGACGCATATGACGATGAATACGACCTTGCTGTCTTGGACGAATTTAAGGGACAAAAGACCTTACAATGGATGAATGAATTTCTGCAGGGAAGCAGGATGACCCTAAGAAAGAAAGGATCTCAACATCTAAAAGTAAAGAATATGCCTGTCATAATTCTTAGTAACTACTCCCTGGGTGAGTGTTATCCCAAGGCAGCTATAGACGGTAGACTAACGACTCTGGAGGCTAGGCTGTTGTGTGTTTCCGTTGAGAAATTTATCAATGTTTATGGTCTGGCTAATCAAAGATTATTATAGATTAAATATTTACAATAAATCTTTTATTCATTTATGAATCGGTATAACGAATTCTGGTAGCCAGTTCAGCTGTAGCGCTAGTATTCTCCGCTATCAACAAGGCGTAAACAGCGCCGGTTGAAATGGATCCAATGGTATTAGCAGTTCCACTATTCTGGACCTCTAGGTTTAGCTTCTTATAGAATTTATCCATAGGAGGGCAAAATTCTCCAGTGTCGATGTCTGTTCCTGATATGGTGTATGCACCAGTACTCCACCATTTATCACAGATTATCTTGAATCTATCTCTATTGTTCAAGTTCATAGGAGCCAGAACATCGGCAGCAGTCAGTATATCTGTAACAGCGGGAAGAGCGCCATTTGTTTGTGCATCATAAACAATGAGAAGTCTGATTACATTTCCAGGGGAACTAGCAGCAGTATTTAGACCGACACGAAATCTCCATAATAATGACTTCATCAAGAACTTTCTACCAATTCTATTGTTGACATCGGTGCCCTGTGCCACACCGTTGATTAATGTGACAGTTCCAGTAGCCACAGGTACTCCCAGAATTGCCTCGTCAACAAATTTTAATTCATCTCGTCCTCGTCGGTTATATACTCCGTAGTACCCTCCTGTTCGGAGAGGTGCCCTAGTACTTCTAGCCACTCTTCCTCTAAGCATTTCACGCGCTTTTGCAACGACTCCACGTGCTGTGTTAGCTTTTCGAGATCCGGAGGTATATGTGACAGTCTTGACGGAAGCTTTGACCATGCTGGATGTACGGATGCTTCTCGTTTAACGGGTGCTCTTTTCTTGGGTGTCTTAGGATAAGATTTAGGTAACTCTTCAACGTCGCCCATATTTAAATACAGTTAGCACCAATAGCACGTCTTTTAAGTGAACGTTCGCCAATGAGAACGATTTCACTGAGTTCACAGAATTCTTTCTGGGAAAAAAGAAACACAACGGATATATTTAGTTGTGTGGGGTGATTTCTTTCTTTTATCATGTCGCTTAATCAAGTTCATGATGCACTTCCTCTTCTTTCGAGTGGTAATAGAGCAAATAATCGTGGGACTTTCACTTTATTTGCTTCTCCAACAGCTGGTGGCACTGTCCTTCATATAAATTCTATTGGTCAGGGTACAGCATCTTCTCAAAGGGTTGGTCGAGTTATTCGTATGACTGGAATTGAAATACGTGGTATCATGTATCAAGCACTTGTACCGGCTACTGCTCCATTTGATATAGTTCGTTTCTCTCTTGTATATGATAAGCAACCTACTGGAGCTTTACCTGTTGTTACTGATATATTTACGAATACTCTTATTTCTGGCTGTTATCAATATGATTCTTTCCCAAGATTTCAAGTTATTCGGGAATGGTTTCTTTCTATTGGAACCATAACGAATTCAGGAACTACTTCTCCACCAGTTGCATTTTTAAATGACTATGTTGAACTTGATCATCGAACTACTTATAGAAGCACAGCGGGGAGTATTCCCAATGTTTCTAGAGGAGCTTTATATCTTGTATATGATTGTCAAACTGCAAATTGTGTTCTAGACTTTGTTCTTCCTATTTATTGGAAAGATGATTAAATAATTTAAACACCACTACAATACTGACAAGAGAACATGGCCCAAGCTGGCTGTTCAGGCGCAGCCTGTTGCCAGCGACGCCCATGTGCGGTCTAAGCCACTACTAATCGGTTGTCTCATACTATGTCGGATATGTATTAAATAAATGCCACTTCTATTCGGACACGTTCGCCTGAGCTAAAAGGCGGGATACGTCTCTTTAGTATCCTCGCAACACCTCTATACGGACACGTTCGCCCAGGGGGTCCTTGGGGGGGGAACCCCCCAAAGTGTCAACAAAATCTTTGATTTTAGACATCACTAAAAATAGAAATCAAAACTATTTTTCTTACGCTAGTCGTATAAATATCTAACATGACTACCTGTCAAAAATATCTAGCTAGGGGTCACGTGATCCTGGTTGATTACGGGGATAAAAGTTGTCACTCAGGGGCGTCTAATATTACTAACGCCCCTCCGTGACAAGCGTGATACCCTAGCCATGGACCCAAAAATCACCCCTCTTAAAAAGAATACCTTCACCACCTTTCAAAAGGAGCATGAGCCACTCCATGCGACCTTACACCAAGAGATGTACTCGCCCTCAGAGGAATTCGATACCGAAGGCCTCCTGTGCCTCGAGGGTCCTGTCTCTTCGGAGGATGAGACTCTGGAAAAGGGTACCTTGACAGAGAAGCCGAAGAAGATCCCAGGAAACACCAAAGGAGTCAAAAAATCCAAGGGCAAGAATAAGCCCAATGGATTTAGACTCTATGGGAAGAATTATATTCTGACCTATCCGCAATGCGACCGTAAGAAGGAAGAAGCCGCCAAAGCTATCGAAGATAGATTCCCAGAAGAGCTGAAAGGATACGTGGTATGTGAAGAGAACCATCAAGATGGGACTCCACATTTGCACGTATTCCTATCATTTGAAACTAGAAAACAGTTCTCCAAATCTGATTGCTTCGACTTCATAGGGGGCAAGCATGGTAATTACAAGGTAGCCAACAGTGTGAGAGGTAGCGTTGCCTATGTGACTAAAGCAGGCAATTACCTAGCAAAAGGATTGGACGTTGAGTCGATCAAGGCTAAGAAAGCTCAGAAGAACACGGAAATTGCAAAGATGCTCATGGATGGAAAGAACTTGGCTGAGATAAACGAACATGAACCTGGTTATGTGATGATCAATAAGAAAAAGTTGGAAGAATATGGTACGTGGGTTCGTACTCTAAAGGCTAGAAAAGACAAGATAGAGTACCAACCACCCACGCTCGATGGTCTTAACACTGAGGATCTTCAGATCGCGAAGTGGATAATGGAGAACATCCGATCATCGCGCCAGTTCAAGCAACAGCAGTTGTTCATCAGTGGGGAGAGGAATCGTGGGAAGACTTCGTTGATCGAGTACTTGGAGAGATCATTGTCTGTGTATCATATTCCGCACACGGAAGATTTCTACGACGCATATGACGATGAGTATGACCTTGCTGTCTTGGACGAATTTAAGGGACAAAAGACCTTACAATGGATGAATGAATTTCTGCAGGGAAGCAGGATGACCCTAAGAAAGAAAGGATCTCAACATCTAAAAGTAAAGAATATGCCTGTCATAATTCTTAGTAACTATTCCCTGGGTGAGTGCTATCACAAGGCAGCTATGGACGGTAGGCTAACGACTCTGGAGGCTAGGCTCTTGTGTGTTTCCGTAGAGAAATTTATCAATGTCTATGGTTTGGCTAATCAACAAATCATATAGATATATTTACAAATAAATCTTTTATTTCATTTATGAATCGGTATAACGAATTCTGCAGTACAGTTCTGCTACGGTAGTAGCTATATCTGCGATTACAATGGCGTATACACCGCCAGTGGAAATGGATCCAATAGTGTTAGCAGTTCCACTATTCTGGACTTCTAAGTTTATCTTCTTATAGAATTTATCCATCTGTGGGCAAAAGTCACCGGTTGTGATGTTTCCTGTGGCCACGTTGTACGCGCCAGTATTCCACCATTTATCTGAGATGATTTTGAATCTATCTCTATTGTTCAAGTTCATAGGTGACAGGACATCACCAATCTGAAGTATATCGGTAACTGCAGGAAGAGCGCCATTTGTTTGTGCATCATAAACAATGAGAAGTCTGCAAAGATTTCCAACAGACGCTGCAGTAGGGTCTATTCTAACTAAAAAGCGATACATAATTGATTTCATTATGAATTTTCTACCAATACGTTGGTTGTAGTCTGTACCCTGGGCAATACCGTTCAGTAGGGTAACGGTACCTGCTACAGCAGGGGTACCTAGACTAATAGCATCCACAAATTTTAATTCATCTCGTCCTCGTCTGTTATAAACTCCGTAGAATCCTCTTGTTGCGAGAGGCGCCCTAGTACTTCTAGCCATTCTTCCTCTAAGGATTTCACGCGCTTTTGCAACAGCTCCACGTGCTGTGTTAGTTTTTCGAGATCCGGAGGTATATGTGACAGTTTTGACGGAAGCTTTGACCATGCTGGATGTACTGATGCTTCTCGTTTAACGGGTGCTCTCTTCTTTGGTGTCTTAGGATAAGATTTAGGTAACTCCTCAACGTCTCCCATATTTAAATACAGTTAGCACCAATAGCACGTCTTTTAAGTGAACGTTCGCCAATGAGAACAATTCACTGAGTTCACAGAATTATTTCTGGGAAAAAAGAAACACAACGGATATTTATATTTAGTTGTGTGGGGTGATTTCTCTCTTTTATCATTATGGAATATAACTCTGAAGTTCTAAAATGGCCTAAAGTTCAAGATACCACGGTTTCGCAAAGTATTTCCGCTACTGGAAGTGTTTACTGTCTCAATCTAGTTGGCAATGGTGTTGAGTATTTCCAACGTATCGGAAGAATCATCAATATTCGCGCTCTTCGTCTTCGCTTCTCTATTCAACCTACTGCTGCTGCTACTCCTATGCTTGATCAACGGTTTAGGGTATGTTTAGTTTTGGACAAACAACCCAATGGGGGTTCACTCCCCGTTGTAGCTGATATGTTACAACAAGTTTCTGCTATTTCAGCAGAAAGATATGACCTTAGACATAGATTTGTCTTTCTTAAAGATTGGTTTTACCAACTTGGTCGGACAGACAGCACCGCTACTCAAGCTGTCAGTAGCTCTGCTTCTTATGTTAGTGAAGACATATATCTCAAGCTAAATTTAAATACAGTATATGGTAGTACATCTGCTGTTCTTGCTCCAGAAAGTGGAGCATTGATTCTATTTGCGATATCAAGCTCTATTCCTGACTCTGCTGCTATTTCTTTCAATTCTAGAATTTATTTTACAGACTCTTAAACAAATAAAAATGTATATATTCTTCATAAATCGGATAACATCACTTTCTATTCTGACTCGTGCCCGCGGGTGAAACCCAGGGCACTGTACAGCGTAAGCCGACGGATGCCTCATACTCTACTCGGATATTATCAAGTGTGTGAGAGTGCGGATGCGAAGCATCCCACGGTTCACGTGCCAAAGCCACCTGTATACGGACACGTCCGCCTGCTGGGCTGGGCGCCAGTGCCCAGGGGGTCCTTGGGGGGGGAACCCCCCAAAGTGTCAACAAAATCTTTGATTTTAGACACTCACTAAAAATAGAAATCAAAACTATTTTTCTTACGCTAGTCGTACTAATATCTAACATGACTACCTGTCAAAAATATCTAGCTAGGGGACACGTGACTCTGGTTGATTACGGGGATAAAAGGGGTCACACTGGGGCGTCTAATATTACTAACGCCCCTCCGTGACCCGCGTGACCCTAGCCATGGACCCAAAAATCACCCCTCTTAAAAGGAATACCTTCACCTCCTATCAAAAGGAGCATGAGCCACTCCATGCGACACTACATCAAGAGATGTACTCCCCCCCAGAGGAATTCGATACCGAAGGCCTCCTGTGCCTCGAGGGTCCTGTCTCTTCAGAGGACGAGACTCTGGAAAAGGTCCCCTTGACAGAGAGGCCGAAGAAGATCCCAGGAAACACCAAAGGAGTCAACAAATCCAAGGGCAAGAATAAGCCCAAAGGATTTAGACTCTATGGAAAGAATTTTATTCTGACATTTCCTCAATGCGACCGAAAGAAGGAAGAAGCCGCCCAACAAATCGAAACGAACTTTCGTGAAGAACTTAAAGGATATGTGGTATGTGAAGAGAACCATAAAGATGGGACTCCACATTTGCACGTATTCTTGTCATTCGAAACCAGAAGACAATTCAAAAAACCAGATTGCTTCGACTTCATAGGGGGCAAGCATGGTAATTATAAGGTAGCCAACAGTGTCAGGGGATCTGTCGAGTATGTGACTAAAGCAGGGAATTACCTAGCGAAAGGATTGGACGTTGAGTCGATCAAAGCTAAGAAAGCTCAGAAGAACACGGAAATTGCAAAGATGCTCATGGATGGAAAGAACCTGGCTGAGATAAACGAACATGAACCTGGATATGTGATGATCAACAAGAAGAAATTGGAAGATTATGGTACGTGGGTTCGTACTCTAAAGGCTAGAAAAGACAAGATAGAGTACCAACCACCCACGCTTGATGGTCTTAACACTGAGGATCTCCAGATCGCGAAGTGGATAACGGAGAACATCCGATCATCGCGCCAGTTCAAGCAACAGCAGTTGTTCATCAGTGGGGAGAGGAATCGTGGGAAGACTTCGTTGATCGAGTACTTGGAGAGATCATTGTCTGTGTATCATATT